CAATGTATTCAAGAAAGAAATAGTTAGGGGGTGCATCACTCATTGAAAACTTAGTCAATCCAGATAATGCCCCGTTACTTCCACCGCCGCCAACAGTACCGCTAATATCGTAACTATCACATCCAAAAGCTCCCATGTGTTCATTTCCTGGATATTTGTTACCTCGTTTTAATATTATGTTGTTTTGAAGCGATTGTTCTGGTATCCACGATATTTTAAATCTGCCGTTTTTATTTGGATAGAATATAACTCTTGTGTCTTTAATCCCCCCTTCCCATTGAAAACTTCCGGTAGTCACCATCTGCTTATTGTTTAACTCCTCGTTAAAATCAATTTGCTGATATATTTTTGTTAGGTTAAATATAGATTGTTTAGCCTCGTCTCTAAAAGCGTGTTGTTCTGTACGGGGAAATTGTCTATAATATTCGTTCAAGGCGTCAGCATCGTCTTTTAATCCTTCAACTTCATTTTCCCAGTGTTGTATTACGCCTTCTGTAATTAAATTACCTTGGGGATCTAATGTTTCTTTTTTTGGAACATCAAACACAGGATGGCCGTACTGATCAATAAAACCCTCATAATTCCATTCCATAGGAATAAACAATTTGTATAAACCTGTTTTAGTTTGCCCATTCTTATTTCTTGACGACGCATCTGATCCATCGTATATTTTCTTAAAGTTTGCTCCTCCTTTATCTAAAGCATTTGATGTTGATCCCATCATACACTTACCTACAATTCTACTACCTAATCTTAAACAAGTCTTAGTTACTCTCCAGTTGTTAAGTATGTTTGAAGGTTTTTCCCATTTACCGCTTTCGTCATGCACTAATAGTTTTAATTTTTCACCATCATAACTATTATCACCTGTGTTTTTCCAGTCAATAGTTGTGTCTAATCCATCTAGCTCTTGAGCTATCTGATTATCTTCTAATTTTCTTCTAGTAAATTTAGAAGCAGGTACTCGATATGCTAGCTCTGTTTTTGGACGGTCCATACCGTCTTGTATTGGCTTAAAGAAAAACGGATAGTTTACCGAGATTGGTACAACTTTATCCGTAAACATTTTTTTAGCGTCAGCCCCTGATTTGGACAGTATACCGAATCTAGAGTCTGAAGATATCGTAGCCGAATTAACTGTTTCTCCCGACGACATGAATGAAAATCCAGAGCGTCGATTTTTAAGGTAACAAATACCGTACGATCTTGTATCCGCTTTACAGGCCTCCCAGAATATATAGAATAATCTATTTGATTCTCTAAAGTCTGGTAATCCAACATCAATTTTGGACCACTGCAAGTACATGTAGTGAGTACCAGTAATATAAGTAGGCTTACCTTTATTGATAAACCAAAAGCCTTCTTCGCGTCTATTAAACTCTTCATCTATATATGGATGCCATTGTTCTCTAAAGGTATTGGGGTAAGTGTTCCATTCTTGTACACTTTTAATTTTTTTTAATTCCTTAGGATATTCAACAGCTTGCCACTTGTTGTCACCTAAATCTTTAGTGTTTTCCACTTTAGGTAATGCAATCATTACATTACCAATTTCGTATATTTCACCAATCTTACCTGTCTTGCTAATTACAACAACATCATAATCTGCGTTGTAACCATAATTCCATTTAGCGTAGCGATTCTTTTTCTTTATAGTAGCAGGTTTGATGTAGTCTTTGACTACTCTATATAATGTTTGTTCGTATGCCATTATTTAGATCTCCCTTCTGCAAAACCTTTAAATTGCTTTTTGCTTGGCCCTTTAGCTTCTAGTTCTAATAAGTTCTCCTCCTCATCAATTCTTGATAGAATTTCAAATGCATCAAAGATTGCTAGCTTTTTTGTAGCGGCAGCATTCTTAAGTCTGTCTGCGGTGATATCCTCGCCAGAGTCTACGATCTTTTCTTTTGCTACCTTAATTAGTTCTTCAACAGCTGCTCGCCCAGCTTCTATTATACTCTTTTTGGTTTTGTTTGTGCTCATATTTAATTACAATATCTTTTGTCCTCATGCAATACATTAGCTGATTATCAACAACAAATTCCCATTCGCTGTTGGGTGTAAATCCTATTGTATCACCTGTACTCATTTTAAGCTCGTTTAAGGAGCTATTATCTATTTTGAGTATTCCAACAAGGGCTTCTGTTTTATCTAAGCTAAAATCGTCTGTATTGACAATTGGAGCTACAAAACATCTATCGCCTAATGCTTTCCAAGGTCCGTGCGTTTTGTATAAATATATTTGATCTACCGCACATAAAAACTTATTATCTTCTAAGAATGAACGTGAGTTCTTCTTTTTTCCCTTCATATCATAAAAAGTGCGAAACACGTTCTGATGCACGACTATAGTATCACCTTTCTTTATAGGTGTGTGAATGCCAACTGGAGTCTCTAAGACTCTTGCATACTTGTTTACGTGTTTCCAACTCTCTATAGAAGTGTTTGTTATAAGGTCCACTTCACCAACCTTCACTGTATTATCATATCTTTCCCCTAGAGGTTCTACGATAAAATCGTAAATACTCCTCATTAGTACTCCAAGTCATACTCAACGGATATAGCCATGTTGGAATTGAATTTCTTCCATGGCATATTCTCGTTGTTTTTTGTTATGAATATATTGTAAGACTTGTCGTTATCTTCGAAAATTATATGAGAAATCTCGTGGCCGCCGTAAACTTTCTGATTAACAGAGTAATGCATTGCTTCGTTCTTATAGTCAGCCCCGATACTTATCTTGCGTATAACTTTCATTATACAGTCTCTAACGCAGGTTCTTTCTCAATAACAGTATATTCACCTGTTTTAAGATCTACATTAACAGGCCCGTATTTTTCTTCAATCTTACGCTTACCTAATTCTAGTTCTTGTTCTAATTGTCTTAACTGCATTACCGCTGAATGTTTTTGTGCTTCTAAAGCGCCAATAGCTATAAGTACATCACGTACTGCTGCTTGTTGTTCATTGATTTCAGTTAATTCTTTCTTTGTAATCTTTTTAGCTTTTGCCATAATTTAATTTAATTTAATTGTTAATAATTGTTATTTATAATTTTCTGTCAGGATCCTCCGATAGATACTTCATTTTGCCTCCTATTTCATTCCAAAGCTGTGTTCTTTGTCTACTAAATGAACTAGCTGTACTATCTGCCGCTTGCCTTCGAATAGCCGTGTTGTTTTTGTATCCTGTAACAGAACTACTTATTACTCCATTATTACTCCCCACTGGTTTGTTAGTTTTAACATTTCTTAAGGTTTTGATCTGACCACCATCGACATCTTGTACGTCTACGTAACGTACTTGTTCTCCTCTATTCTCTCCTACGTTTAAAGGCTTAAAATTTGAAGTTTCAGTTCGCGACTGCCCTTGATACGTATTAGGTGTTTTATCCGCGTCTCCGCGGTTTGAAAATTGCGATTGTATAGGTTGCTCCCCATTTGTTTGCCCCATGTTACTAACAGTTGTTCCCTCATTCTGTGTAATTGAAGCTTTGTAGCCAGGCAAACCAGGAATTTCATACGTATTTTTAGCGGATATAGGTTTTCCAGAAGTAACATCTGTACCTGATTCTCGCCGAACGGTTTGTACATTAGGGTTGTAGTTCCCGTATGTATCTTTATTACCTTCTGATCCCGTATTCGAAATTATACCTTGACGAACGTTTGCTGATATTTGCGCTGCAGTTAATTCTTCTTTTTGCTTTTCCCCTGGTTTATTTGGATTTACGCTCTGTCTTATTATGTTTTTGTTTCCTCTCATCTCTTTTGTTTTAGTTTTGTGTATGTCACTTCGCCTATATAATCTCCCGAGTATTTTAGCTTTATAGTGTCGTTGTTTATGTATTTATAAGTTATTTTTACGGTATATCCGTTTTGTGTGTTTTTTGATGTTGTTGTAAAAACAGTTTTCTTTTTATCAATTAATTCTTCAGGTATAATATGGTTTTCTTCAAAGCCTATATTAACCACATATAACACCGCGTAATCACTAGCTATTATATTTTTAATATAAGTAGTTTGATCGCTAATCCACATTCCCGAAAATTGTCTTTGTGCAAACAGATTTGCGGATAGTGAGAGTAATAATATAATTAATAGTCTTTTCATTCGACTTGATTTAATTTAATTTATTTTTTTAATTTGTTTGTTATTTTTTCTCCTGATCTCACAACAAAGTAACCACCAACGGCGGTTATCATAAGTGCTTTAAGGAGGTCGATCCATTCCGCATCTATATTAAACGGTATTGAATCTGTGCTATCTAATATAACGAACAGAAACATGCATACTAATAAAAATGACAATGTTAATGGACGTACGTTTTTTGATAACCAACTATCTGAATGCAAATCTGCT